ATCGTGCTTTTACTTTTCTATAACAAGCGTCTTTTGGCATAATTACCCCTTTATTGTCTTAGTAATCCATAAAAATACAGCATAACAAACAAAAGCATAAACAGTAGCAATACCAATGTCTATTAAATGTTCTCTCATGTGATAAATAAAATCTATCCCTGCTTGTACATCACTCATGCTCTCAGCACCAGAGTTTATTGTTACATTTTTTGTACCAATATCTCCAGTTGTTTGCATCATTGATATATCACTCATATTTATCCTTTAGCTAACCACTCATAAAAAGATTTTCTTTTTGCTGTACCTTTTAACTCAACGATAATATCCCAAAAACTTTTTCCTTTAGATACTTGTTTCGCATTACCATTTGTTTGATACATTTTCTCTACACCTTTAGCCATTAATCTTTCTCCTTTATCTTTTTAGGCACACAAAAAGCTCGGATAGCCAAGTTCCCAGCGATGATCTGCATCTGGTTTTGCATAAGCACTTTTTGTTGAAGTTTAAGGCATGTATCCAAATCATTTACCCATACCTCGTCTTGTTTTGCATCGCCCAAAAATATTAAAAGTACCCATAATAATTTCAATTTCCATTCTCTTTATGACGTGTCCAAGCCGTTGCAGCCATAAATGACGCAACTATGCCTAAGTTTGCCACAACATACGTTGAAAGTAAAGCCGTAACCATGTCAATGCGTTCAAGTGGTATAATCGGAGACATAGCCAATGCTATTAACGCAATAGATGAAATACTGGATACCCAACAAATCATTCGTTGTTGATCTTGCATTTTATCGGCATTTTCTAAACGAATCATTCGTTCTTCTAATGCTATTTCTTCGTCTGTAACCACGTTGTCACCATCAAGATCAAATTTTGCGTATTTACTATCTTTTGCTAATTTTTTTGGGTTCATAACTTTTCCTATTTAAATTGTTTTTTAATACTTTTAATAACATTTTTCAAGATAAATGGTTTCTCATTTGGTCGATAAGGACATTGATATTCTCTCGGACAAAATCCTGCATCATACGGAACATACTCATTATACTGTGTGCCATTAGCTCCAATGAAAACACAAACTCGTTGATCTCCAGCTAACACTTGACTTGCCAATCGGCACGTTGTGTATTTTTTATTTTCAGCGTGTAACGATGCTAAAAACGCAAAGAAACAGACAATAACAAAAAATAATACTAAGTATGTCCATGCACTTCGGTATATTAATTCATAGATATGCTTATAACCCATATCATCCAACCTAACGCACCAACACCTACTAAACTCGCTACACCCATAATAGTGTACTCAAGCATTGCTTGTTTTCTTTGTTCAGCTTCATAAATAAGTTGTTGACGTTTCTTTCTGATACGACCCTCCTCACGAATTAAATCATCCCACGCTTGTAGTCCGTAGTTACCAATCAAATAATTTTTAAGTTCTTCTCGTTGTGCTTCTATTTTCTTTTTAGCAGCGTATGATTTTAATGCAACCTCTTCTACAGAACCATTTAACATTCGTGTTAAGGATGACGCATTTTCTGCTGATTTATTGATATTATCAATGTCTGATACACTGGACATCCACTTTCCAAGAGTTTCTGAGATGTCCTCAATTTCTTTTCCAGCATTTATGAGTTTTTTAACGGTGTTGTAAGCAGTTGTTGCACCTGTTATAGCTGCTGAAAGAGTGATAGGGTCAAGCATAATTTACTCTGAACAATTGTTCGGTTTAAAAAAATTTAGTTTTTTTATTTCGTCTTACAACACCACCATTTACAAATTTTTTTGTGCTTTTTTCTTTTTGTTTTTTAAGAAATTTCATTTGGTCAGATAATATTTTTATTTGTTCTGGTGTAAAGTTATACATACCTCTATTAAAAAGATGGTGATTTCGTCTTTCATAATCATCATCTTTTGACATTAAAATAATCCAGCGTATTTTTTTCCTGTTATCTGAAATACTTTAGGACCTAATCGAGCAGAGTCAGGTTTAAAACCTTCCTTAACAAGGCGTTTTGCTTTTGAAGATTTTAAATCACTCATTAAACCAGGTCTAACTCTACCACCTTTTTCCATACCTTTTGGTTTTTTTCTACCCATTATTTCACTTAATAACTTTCTATCTGCATCAGAAATAGATTTTCCAGATTCACCAAACATTTTTTTGACTCTTGCTCTATCTGCATTAGAAATAGTTTTTCCAGATTCACCAAGAATTTCTTTTTTTAATTTTCTATCCGAGTCAGACATAGTTTTTCCAGTTTTACTTAATAATTTTCTATCCAAGTCAGACATAACTCTACCACCTTTTTTCATATAGCCCATTTTGTTACGAACTTTAGTTGGTAGTTTACCTAAACCTTTATTTTCCTTTGGAACTGGTTTTAACGCCATTTGATTCTCCTTTTTTTGGTCTGCCTTTTTTCTTTGTGGCTGGTTTCATTTCAACTTTAACTTCTTCTTGAACTTGCTCTTCAATAACTTCTTCAACAACCTCAACCTTCGGCTCTTGAATACCTTCTTTAGCTTTTCTTCTCTCTACCTTTTTAGCCTTTTCAACTTGGTAGACTTTTTCCATAACAGAACTGACCATTTTATTTTCCCTTATTGTTAGCGTTAAGTTGTGCAATATCTCTCGTAGTCTGGATACGATCCTCTGCAATACGTGTCTTATCATCTAATGCCTCCTCCTGAATGTCAATACGTTGTTGATCAACAAGACGTTGATTTGTTTCTTTTTCTTTATCAAATTCTTGTCTCTTATCAAATTCATCAGCTTTCCTTTGGATATCAGCACCTCTTAATGATAACTCTTGTTTACGTATAGTTACCAAAGGATCTTCAGAAGTATCAGGTGCAAGTGTTTGAGCATATTTCTCTGTCAATTCACCAATAATTACAGCAGCCCTATTTTGAACTTGCTCTTCTACTTGTTGTTGCATTTCAGGATTTTGTTGCATCATCATTTGTTGTTCTGGTGGAATATTAGCGATAATCTCTTGTTGTGCCATTGTTTCTGCCATCATACCAATATGTTCTTGAATGTGACCTTGTAATGTCATGGCAATCGTTGAATTAATTTGAGCAGGTGTTGTTGACAACATAGCTAAATGAGCTTCAATATGTGCATTGTGATTCTGTGTCGGAAACGCTTGTAATCTTTGACCACGCATAGCTTCCTGATTTTCTTTCGCAGGATTCATAGGCATGGGTTGTCCTGGTTGTGGTAATATTTGATCAATATTCGACACACCCAATGCTTCATACATCTTACGATAGGCTTGATACAATCCTTGAGGTCCACCATGAACTTCTGGATTACTTTGCACCAACTGTAACTGTGTCTGTGCCAAAGCTATTCTTTGTGACATAGAAAATATGTTTGGATCACTAACTGGCAACACATCAATTTTGTCACTGAAGTCAGCTTGTTTTAAATTAGGTGGTGCACCTGCAACTTGATAAGGGTAAGGTGATGGATTAATAGCAAAAACTTTTGCTAACAACTTAAACTCTTGTTTTTGTGCATAATGCAGACGTTTATGGATAGCACTCATAACTTTCGTGCCACGTTCCATAACAGCCATAGTCGTACCCACTGGTGTCTGACCAGCCATATCACTAATCTTTTGATCGGCAGCCGAAGCAAATCGTCTACCTGATTCTATCAATGTTCCAAGAAGATTATATAATGTTCCAGATGGTTCTTTAAAAGGCAGTGGCATCAATGATTGCCGTATGTCGCCACCTGCACTATCAATGTCTCTAAATTCACCAGGTGCAAGTGGTGTATCTTCATCACGGATTCTCGCACCTCTTGCTTTAAAACCAGCAGGTAAATTACTTAACGTACCTGCATCAATCAATTGTCTAAGTAAACTGGTTGATGCTTTTGATAAACCACCCATCATGTGCGTCAAACCAAAACCATAAAAACCAAGACCTGGCAAAAATTTATAATGCACAAAATATTGTTTCTTCATCATCAGTGGATCATTCTGATCGTAATTACGTCTAATCGCTAAAATCTCACCTGTTTTCTCTAATATAGACACAATATAAGGCAACTTTAATCCACTTGGATTGCCTTCTGTATCCATGTCTTCAAAACCCTCTATGTCAATATTTGTATGAATCTCATAAATTGTAAGATCGTCTTGTTCGTTAGAACTCATTATGCCATCAGCTTTATCTATCTCTTCTTGTATGTCAGAGTAATCGGTAGAACTTGATCCATAAGATGGTAAATCAACATTTTTGTAAAACCCTGATAACTGCATTTTTAAAATGTCATTATTAGTCATTTTAACAACATGTGTTATTCGTGATGCTGTTAATAAGTCTGTTGCTGAATACGGAACAATAATATCTTCAGCATGAACAAACTTACTGACTGCTCTTTGCAATAAAGGATCAAAATATATTTTTTTAAATGTTGAACCAACAATCGGTAAATAAAATAACATTTGGTCAAGCTCTGGATCAAACTCTTCCATAACATTCATAATTTCATAGTTCATATATTGTTTTACACGTTCTGCTTGTGCAACAATAGCAGGGTTCTCTTCTCCAACTATTTCAACTCTTACTGGACCACCTGCTGGTAATAATTCTCTGTACGCTTGTGCCTGAAACTGTGTAATACTTTCAGACAATAATGGGTGAACAATACCAGATGCACCTTCAAAAGGCTCTGTTCTGTCCTCATACTTAATACCAAGTAACTCAATACCAGATTTATAGATTCTTTCCCATTCTTCACGAGATGTCATGTCATCTTTAACAGACGACACTAACTCATTGGATATTTTGCCTAGTTCATCTTCTTCTATAAAATCAGCCAAGTTTGCATCAAAAGGAACTTGTTCTTTTGGCATTATCTCTTCTTGTGGCAACTCCCCTACAATCGCACTACCATCATCCATTTGTGCTATTCCTGCTTGTTGTGGAAGTTCCACAATATCAATGGGTGTGTTAGGAACTTGTTGTATTTCTGTTTCTATTGGTCCACCTGGACCTAAAGGTTCTGCCATTAAAAATGTCCTTTAAATTTTGTTACTTTACCACCTTTTTTAAATTTTTTCACGCCTCTTGCTGCACGATTAGATGATAATAAATTACTTTTATTTGCTTTTTCTCTAGCTAATAACATTTTTAATTTTAATTTATTTAACATAGTTGGATTAGCTTCCAACATACTTTGAACTATATCACCTGCCATCAAAATGCTCCTTTAAAATTACGAAGCTGTGAGCTCTTAGATGTTTTTTTCACTTGGCCACCCTTATTCATACCAGAAGCCATTTCACCTAAATTTTCAAATTCATCAGTTGCTAATTTGATTGCTTCAGCTTCATTAAAACCTCTGCTCATATATTTTTCAATCAAATTTCTCATAATCTCTTCAGAATCTTCTGATGCCCTCATAATAATCTCCTAGTTATAAAACATATTAACATCTGCAAGTGAACCTACCATACCACCCTTGTTTTTGGCAAGGATTGATGTGTTTTTATAAATTGACTTAACAGGAATAAATTTTTGCATTACTTTTGACTTTGGATTTTCTACAATACTATCACCAAAACCTTCCACTCTATCAAATAATTGTATTTCATCAACTTCAACACCTGTTTCTTTTGCTATTTTTTCTAACCATTCGTTTGAAAGACTATTATAAAAATTTTCATAAAGACTAAATGGTTTTCCTGTTTTTCGATTTATTCTTATTTCACCTGTTTCTAAATTTAATCTTTTTCTTGGTTTTGCAAATAAATATTTATCTGGCACAACAACCCCATCTAACCCTCTATCTGCTGCTTCTCTATATAATGCTCTCAACATCGTTTTAGCAAATGTTTCCGATTCACTTAATGGTCCTCTTATGGGTGCTTTTTCTTTTATTTTTTTAAGTTCTCTTAAATTAGCGAGATCCAATTTTAATAGTAAATGTTCTTGAAATAAATCTTTTTCAGCAGAATCTGCAATAGTTTCAATTATATTATTTGAATATATATCTGAAGTAAAATCTGGAGTCGCCATGCCACCCAGATTTTTTGGATTTCCAAGACCTATTACTGTAATATGATGATCAAATTCATTAATTAAATCTTGATTTATCTGATCTAAATTTAATTTATCGTACAAAGGCATAAAATCTTCATCAAATATTAAATCACCAGCAAAAGGACCTTTTTCTGGCTTAAACTTAAAATCTTCTCCTCCTATTATTTTATATATATTTTTTCTAAATGTTTGACCATCTTCACTTGATAGCTGATGAACTGGTGTAAATTTTGCATTTTTTATTGTTTTTTCATATTCTGGATTATTTAATAATTCAGATCTAAAATTTAAAATTTTATTAGAATCATTAACATTTATTGAATGTTTAGTTAAAAATCTCGTTTCATCAATAAAAGATTGTATATCTTTGTCAATAACATCCATTATTTGATCTGGCGTTGGATTTGGTGGCAGACTATTTACGGTTGTTTCTACATAATTACTAATGCCTTGAAATCCTCCAATAATATTACCTGCATTATCAAATTGAGCACCTTCCATTAAATCTGTATTTGGATAATATTTTTTAAATCCTTTCATTAACTCTTCTTTTAAAGCTAATGCATATTCTTTTTGATATTCAGAATCTATAGTGCCATCTATATAAGAAAATTTTTTTTCTGGTAAAAATTTATTGTCTGAAATAACTTTTGACAATGTTTTTTGTCGATCAAAAAAATTGTCATTTGATTTGTTGATAACAGAAGATGATTTTAAATTACCCATTACATTTTTAAATTCATAATTTGGATTTGCCTCAATTCTCGATATATCATTGTTTATTTCATCAAGTTCATCAGGATCTCTAAAACCATACGGTTCTGTTTGACCTTCTTCTATTCTTTGAGATAAATTAATCCTATCATTTTGAACTTCCTCAATAACAAGAACTTGTTTACCATCTGGAGTTGACCTTACAGAAAATCTTGCAAAACCTTCTTCACCATCACCCATAGAACCAGAAAAATGACCACCAGAATACTTATCATTACTGTTTAATGTAATAACACCATAATCTAACTCTTTAGAATTTATTTGATGTTCCTTTGGTATAAAGTCTGTATTGGCAATTCTTTGAGTACCATAAAATAATTCTTCAGAAAATTTTTTGTAATATTCATCAAGAGTTGGCATTCCATCAATTAAATCATCTTTTGTTGCAGGAATAGGAGCTAAATTTTCATCTTCAATTAATTTTTGAGTATCTTTTAAAGTTACTGTTTTAGTATGATATGTTGGAGTGTCGCTAAAAATATAATCAATGGATTCTGACGTTAATTTTTGGTTTGTGTTGTCCTCTAAAAATGATTTAATTCTTAATCCTTTCATATCTGAATCAGAAACATTAAATTTGGAAAGATTTTTAAGAATATCTCCACCTGTAACAGAACCTCCTGAATCTCGTAATATAGCTTCTATTGCTTTTTGAGCTTTATAATGAACAGGTTTTTTTTCTGTAAACTCATCAAGATTTCTTGTCCTATTAACCAAATACTCCATTTCATTTTGTTGTCTAATTGTTGGGTCATAAAATCCTTGTGACACCAAATCTTCTTTTTCTATTGGTTGACTAAAACTAAAGTCTACACTTTTTTTACCTTCCCTTAACGAAGATGACATTCTTTCAATAGCAGCTTGTAATCTTGCTGGATCTTTATTTAAATTAGGATTTTCCTTTAATTTTTGTGTTCTTCGTGCAATCTCGGTTTCAACATTACCTCCATCAGTTTGTTTTTCAAATACAGCAGGTTTAGTTTTTATAGATGGTGATTCACTGTTAAGATCTCTAAAATTCCAATATCTATCTTGTCCAACAATAGACATATTGTTGTTTATAATTTCTTGAATACGTGTAGGTGCGATTCCTGTATTAATACTCATTTCTCGAACAAATGGTCCAATATTATTTAAAAGAGATGATCTAAAGATAGAACTGGTTCTTAACTTTTGATTTAAACTATTAAGAACCCCTTCTTCATAAATGGGTTGAAAAGCCTCTCTTCCAATTGTTCCTTCTCTTAAACCTCTAACAACACCTTCTGGCAATTGAACATTGCTAAGTATATTCCCTATCTGATCAAGACCTTGATTTAGATTTCCTGAAAGAGTATCTAATTTTTCTCCTGCTCTTTGTGATGCATTAAATAAGGCTTCATCAGCTTTCTTAATGCCTTTGTAGATTCCTTTTGCTAACTTAACACTAGCGTTAGGAAATTTTAACGCTAACGCTGGTAACAAACCAACTAAAGGAAGGGTATAAGCTACATCACCTGCCTGACCTAAACCTTGAGCACCTACCTCCACACCCCTTGCTATGCCACCTAATATATCGCCCTCTTTAAATGACTGCACAGTAGAAGCAAGATTCTCACTAAAACTTGGTAATTTTCCTGGACCTAAAGGGTCAGGATATTGACCTATATTCTCAAGAGTTGCAGAACCTGGAGCCAAAAGTCCTCCAAACTCAGTCGCACCTACAGCTATGGCTTTTGCCATCTCAGGTGAAATAGATCGTGATCGTAAATCTTCCAAAGGAACTGGCATACCAGTAGGGATACTCATAATCCCTTGTTGGTTATTAAATTGATTGTCCTGTAACAAATTAACCATCAGTAATACTCTCTTTTCGACCTATAGTATTCTTCATCCTCATAGTCACTTGGAGTCATAATAAACCCACCTTGACGAAAACGCAAGATCGCTTGTGTCATACTATCTGCCAAGTCATCATGCTCTCCATTTGGGAACGATGCACATTCCTCAACAACCTCATCTGCAAAACGCTTGTCTGGTCGCCAAACCATACCACTCTCAAACACAGGTGCACAAGCATTCATTCTTGTAAATTTATCAGCACCCCTGCTCGGAGTAAAAGGCGTAACAGGTATCCCCATAGTTCTCAATTCATGGGTGAGAGGCGTTCCTGTCGCCTTTTGCTCTATCAATATCATATCAGGATCAAATTCTTTATACAACCTGTAAGCATTGTTTTTTAATTCAGGAAAATCCCATCTCCCCCTCTCAGCGTCAAGCAATATAATACCCTCACTGTCACCCTCTTCTGGAGAGAAAATACCCCATGTCGTAATTGCCGAAAAGTCAGCCCTTTCGGACTTACTATACGCTGTATCATAACTTTGGATAATATAACTCACTGGTGGTGGGTCGTCATGCTCCCATAAATTCCACCACTCCCTTTTAATAATCGCACCCTCTTCAGCCGTAGGATTCTGCAAATACTGAGCATTCCATTTGGCTACAGGTATAGATGACCTCACAGCCTCTAACTCTTCCCTTTTCCAATACTCAGGCCATAAAACATTATCCGTGTCAGGAAATATCGCAGGAAACTCGACAACTTCCCAATTGTCTGCACCACCCTCTGCCTGTTTCTTCAATACCTTTGCCGTCAAATCCCTAACACTCCATCGTGTCATAACAATAATAATGCTACCACCAGGCTGAAGTCTTTGTCTCGGACCAGATGTGTACCACTCATAAATATTGTCCAACATCGTGGGGTTCAACGCATCTTGCTCTGATACAGGATCATCAATAATTAACAAATCAGCACCACGACCAGCTAACGCACCACCCACACCAACAGCGTAATACTCACCACCCTTGTTCGTTGACCAACGACCAGAGGCTTTCGCATCAGGTGCTAACGACACATCAGGAAATATCTCTTTAAAATCAGAACTGTCAATCAAGTTCTTAACCTTACGACCAAACCCCACAGCCAACTCTGATGTGTGTGTCGCTTGTATAATCTTACTTGTCGGTTTCTTACCCATCAACCACGAGGGAAACAAGTAACTCGCAAACTCGGACTTGGTATGTCTTGGTGGCATATTAACAATCAAACGATTCGCCTTGCCATCAGCAACCTTCTGTAACTTCTCAGCGTATATCTTATGATGACGACCCTCAATGAATGACGGCCAAATGTGTTTTACAAAATCAATAAATTTTGTCTGGTAAGCATCTCGTTTTTCTAAATCACTAAGTTTGGTGATTATCTCACCCAACTTCGCCATTTCATCGTCTGTTAAAAACTCAGTCGGTATGTTTAGATTGAGACTCATGCAGCACTACGTAAATTACCTATCAATTTTTCTACTGCGTTGTCTAAAACTTCTCCACCACTCTCTAATGATATTGGAGATGGCATGGATTCACCCTGCATTGCAAACAATCTTCTGATTAACTCAGGCGATAGTCCAGGTGATATTGGTGATACATTCATACCAAAATCTGGATATGGATTTAAATTTGCTAAATTAAAGCCAGGAATCCTATCTGATGGAACAACTGGATCAGAATATTTATCAGCAGAAGGTGGATCAATAATAGGATCAATAATAGGACTAGGTATAGTTGGTGTCTGTTGTGGCATCATACCTGCAATCATATCACGTAGTTCTTGTTGACTCCTTTGCTCTGCTTCTTCTTTGTCAAGTCTTTTCCTTCTTTGAATTTGATCTCGTTCCTGTTGTGCAGCATTTCTCTGTGTTGTTAAGTAAGCCTGATAACGACCTGCATCTGTGCCCATGTCAAAACCCTGGGCTTCAAATATCGGATCAGTAAAACGTCTTGTGTATTGTGCAAACGGATTGTTAAAAGAATCAATAAAACCTTGATCAGACCTAAATTGAGGGTCGTACTGTGAACCTGCCATTATATTAGGTGACGCTGAAGTTACTGGTGCTATCGTTGGTGTTGATCTGTCTTCTCTATACGGATCGTTACGTCCAGCGTAAGTTGTACCACCAAAACCTCCCATAGCATCAAATGTATCGTCATCTGGTTCCATAAGATCCCTATCTTTTACTAAAATTGGGTTTTTTATTTGTTCTTCTTGTCTAGCTAAAAATTCATCAAATTTATTATATTTTGGTAGTTGTTCTTTTATTACATCACCTCTACCACTTATGGTTTGTCCTGGACTTGTTTTAATATTAGATGTAAATTTTTCTTTTTCTGCATAAACATCTCCACCATTTCTCATATATACAGGGTCAAAGATGTCCACAACTCCACCATCCATCATAGGCATAGGTAATTGTTGAGGAGGGGGTAGCATTTGTTGCATTTGAGTCTGAGGTGGTAGCATGGGTGTCATGGGTGTCATAGGATCAGGGGTGTTCGCTTCCATCCCCTCCATAAAACCCTTAAATTCTGCTCTTTTTAAAGGACTTATCATTAAATTTAAAGATTGTGTCGCCTGGGGAGCAGCTTCTGGAGCCACTCCCTTTGGCTGTGCAATATCACCAAAATAATTTGTCATAAACTCACTCTCACATGCGTATTTATTTATAACTACATTATTTTTTTGCCTTTGACAACACTATATCAAATTCTTTTAAAGTTTGAGTCAAAATTCTTTTAATATGTGGCGTTTGACCATTCATGTCCTCAAACATCTCATGGTCAAGTGATGTTTCTATCGCATTACGCAACTTTGATATCCTATCATATTCAAATTTTGACAAATGCGTAAGTTCTGTGCGTAATTTTGAAGAAATTTGACTAGTTTTAGATAAATATTCCATTGCATACTCCATAGGTTTCGATATGGGTGTCCTACCACCCTCATAATAACGGTACATTCTTGCACTTATACCCAACATTTCAGCCATTTTCGTCTGTGTCACTCCAATATACTGACGTTTTTCACGTAAATCGTTTTTTGTCCAAGTGCTATACATTAATTTTTTATTATTTTTCATTTTTGTACTTCTTTCAACATACCTGCTGACATTAAATCCTCTGCAAACACGTCAGGATTGTCAAATCGGATAGGTTGACCAGACCACATTGCGAATACCTCTGCTTTTGATCGCAAAAAGTTATTGTCATAGTGTGAAAACGCACCCCTTAACTCTCCTAACTTTTCTACAACTCCAGCAGGAGTCTCGGATTCAAAGTGGATTTGTTCACCACAATCTAATAAAAATTTTTTCAACATAATAACCTCCTTTTAGTTGAGTTGAGTGGACTATTATGAACTATGGTTCACATAGTGTCAAGAAGTTTCTGACCATTTTCGGAAAACTTGGGTGGGTGGGTGGGCCCTGCTAACCCTAAAAAAAGGGGTCTGGGGGATATACCCAGACCCTCTAAACTATAAGCACAATTGTTCGATAGGGAAGTTAAAAAAAATTACCTAAGAGAAATTGCACGATCATTGAACCATGTTCTTAGTTCAGGTCTTAATCCTATCATTGGATTAGTTCCTGCTCTAGTATCTTCAGGCAAAAGAAAAAGATTGTTTTGATTATTAGATATTGCTCTTTGATATTGTTCCAAAACTCTATAACCACCTCCTGCATTTGCATTGCCATAAGTATTCCCATATTGTGTAAAATCAATATATTGCACTACAGTTGGATAATCTCTTCTAATTTCTGAAATTCTACCTCTTACATTTTGATAACCTGCTCCAGTTTGGTTCATTATTTCTACTACACTTGCACCATTAGGCGTTCTGCATAAACGCCAAATTTTCGCTTTTAAAGTTCTTATTCTATAAGGATTAACTGGACTAGTAACAGTTTCTAATCTATCAGGCACAAAAGTATCAGTATCAAATCTTTGATCATAACTTGAATAGTATAAGTTCATTAATAATTCTATCCAATTAAAAATTTTTGTTGTGTTTAATGTCGCTTGATGACCTCGAAATTCTACAGTTTCCTTTGTTGTAAAATGCTCAAGGTTAATACAAAAGAATTTTGTTGAATAACCTCTTCCCATAAGTTCTTTCATTTTTAAGACAGAAACTGCTCTATCAAATTCAGGTGTTAAAATATGACGTATATTTTTCGACATTCTATAATCTCGTCTTGATCTTGCCAAGAAACTATTTATTAATCTTTGATGTTTAGCATATCTATAAATTACATCTTTGATAAGATTTGTATCCATTGGCTCTGCATAATTGTTCTGCCTTAATTCTGAACCAATAAAAACTAACATAGCATCACCTCTTGTTAAATCTCTTGGGCTTAGTGATCTACTGTTCACAGTAAATGCTAATAGATCACTTCTTAAATGATTTTTAAAGTTTTCCACAGACTTTCTAGTAAATTCATCAGGTGTAATATCTTTTGATGGTCTGATACAAATATGAATATGTTGACCACAATCGGTCTTTGTGGCTCTTCCCTCGGCTCTTGTTACGGCATCAAAAACATCTGAAACTAGTTTTTTTGAAAGTTCGCCAACCTGCATAGGTGGAAAAACTATTTCAAAATCTACATTTGGACTTTCATCAGTTAAAACAAAAACATAATCAATACCAAATTCCACAAGTTTTTTTGCCATGTAACTAGCTCGTTCTCTTCTGGTTCTTAAAAAATCTGGACTAGAACGATCAATAAACCTGCTAGTTAAATGACCCTCTAATTCCATTCCAAAAATTAAATTATTATTAAGTAACATTGTTCTTCCCTTATAGTTTAGTTTCTCTATTATTCGCATAATTGTTCGTATATGTCAACTATATTTATATATATTTATATAGTTTATTTGGCTGTATTGCTGGATTACAGGTAAATTTTACAGGATCTTGACAGGAATTGTTCGGTCTTAACGAAGGATACAGCTACTACTTCTACTACTACGCAGCCGTATTTCCCACGCTGCACAAGCCCGATTTGCCCGATGTCCGAACAATTGTTCTGGATGGCGTAGCTGCTGGACGCTGTGCAGCCAAAAAAAAACCCTGCCGTGCAGCAGGGTTTTCCGAACATATTGTTTAAAGCTAAAATTGCCGTATCAGTATAAAGTCTTTACCTTTATATATAATATTGTCTTCAATCTCTTGATCATCAACAGTGCTATAATCGTTCTTTAATTCTTCTATTGATGTGTATTCAGCATAATCCATGCAAAATGCTACTGGGTCAAATTCTATATCTTCGCCAATGCCATCAGATAACTCTTCTAAATAAATATATAGTTGTCTTAAGCCCTCATAAGAAAAATTATTCTTTGTTGAGTCCATTGACATGAAACCATCTTTGAAAGAGTATTCTGTTATTGTGTCTGTTATTGCCATTTTATGTTGTTTCCTTATTAATTAATATTATCCCAGATTATCCCATATATATAATTAGCTGTCAAACATTTTTTATTTTTTTTTGCCTGGCACAGCCTCCAGGGGTGCGTTGCATTTTACGAACAATTGTTCTGGATGACCAGGGCTCTGCAGCCTGGGTATTACAACTGCCTGGCATTCCTTCTCGGTCTTCAAGAACAATTGTTCGTGGCCTCAGCACCGAAGACCGAACAAGTTCGGTTTTTACAAAAAAAAACCGACTGCCGAAACAGTCGGTTGAGAGTCTGGGAGGAAAATTATGCCGAGTTACCAACATATAGTATATGTTTACACCGAAATGCCCATATATGTCAAGCGTCCAGACCGATGTCCGAACAATTTTTCGGACGGCTGCCGAGCTGTCAGACGTTTGCTCCCTGCCTGTCCTCCGAATCGGTGTTATTTTGATCCGAATCCGAATCTACGCTATCATCTGCTATCTTATTCCGAACATTTTTGTCTGGCGTTACATTTTTCATTCTATTCTCTGCCAGTTTCCTAAATTCTTCCAGTTTTTCAACGATTTGATCACGATTAAGCCCATTCATATCCTCGTGCATTATGTGTTGTTTGTTTACCAGTAGTCCAGTTGCCTTTAATCGAAGCTCCTCGGCTCGTATTGCTTCACCGATACGACCACTCTGCCAAGCATCATCACGCATCTTTTTTAAATCACGCACCGACTTCTCTACAGTAACTCCGAACCTTGCGTTAGCCTCCATACGCATCTCTTGATATCTTTCCTGTACTACAGGGTTACGCAAAAGCCTTACGGCATCAACAGTTGGGTTACTGTACCCTGCATCTCGTGCTGATGCCGTTTGTGTCATGTCTTTGTGCATGAAGTTATCAAGAAATCTTTGTTGTTTTTCGGTTAGTCTTTTCCAACCTGCTTTTGTCTGTTCTTTCGTAAGTGTCTGTCCTACCTGTGTCATGCCGAACAATTCTCCATGTTTGTCGCTACAGGTAATATACAAAATGCTACAGAAATTACAATGGGATATTTTGGGGGTGGGGTGGGTTACTTACCACCCACCTATACCCCCCTATAGGGGGTAAGTTGTGGTAAGTTGGTAAGTAGCAATAAAATCAATGGTTTACAAGATATATCGTAGTTACCATGTTAATTTGTAACCAATGTAAGTAACCTCGTGTAATTCAAGCTATACAACAAATACGAGGTTACCGACAATTTTACTTACCAAGTAAGTTGGTAAGTTGGTAAGTAGATTTTTTATAATTCATCATCATCATAACTATTTTCATTATGATATAAGTTATTAAGAATGGTTTGGAAAGCATCATTAATTACTTTTTTGCTTTCTTCATTCTCTTTACAATCCTCACCATAAAACTCCTCAAAAGCTGATTCAAGTTCAGTTCTAATTATTTTAGTAGCAATATCTAGTTTCATTTTTTTCCTTTCACTATTATAGGTGTTGACAATCTAAGTTCTAAATCTGCAAGTTTGTCAGCGAGTTCTTTAGCTAAACCTTTTGAAGGTTTTCTTTGACCATTCGATACATCATACAATTCAAACATAACTTCTTGTAACATGGTAATGTTGTTTGTTTCATAACTCATTGATCATTCTCCGTTACTAAATAAACAGTTAACTCAGTATCTTCATTTCCACAATAAGGACATTTTTCTATAAATGTGTCATGTTCTTCATAAACATCATCACATTTTAAACAATGGACTAATTCACTCATAAATATCTCCCATCTCTATTACGATATTTGTTAAATACTTTTTGATTTTTTTTATCGTCTTTCAAATATTTAGAAAATTCTTCTCTTCTATTTGAACGAAGTTTATATAGCAAAATATTTTGCCTTTGTTTTTTACTCATCATTATATCAGTTCCATTTGATTTGGGTCGTGATCAAGTTCTTCATCATAAAAAGCTATATTAAAAAAATTTGATTTTAATTCCTCAAAAGTATTTTTTGAAATCTCTGCAATTTTACCACCTTGATAGGTCATATCATCATTCCAATAAACACCCTCATTGTCATCATCTTCAACAAGATCAATACCATACCAATCTTTAACAATCTCATCAAATCTCTTATCAATAGATTTGTAATGAGTAGCGATAAGAATTGAATGTTTACATTCAAATTCACCATATCTCTCATCAATATTAGCGATATAATATCGTAGACTTTTATTGTATTCTGCTAATTGTTTTTCAGCCTCTTCCCTTGTATCAAAAGTTTCGTGAGTATTGCTAATTTCCCATTCACCAACACCATTCTCACAAGGGATAATTTCATAATATGCCATGATATTCTTTCTCCCATTTTTTAATTAATTTTAAAAGTCCTTGAGCAACCTCATTCCTGCCCTCATGTATTTCAGAATCAGAAAGCATCATCATATCCTCATCTTCCAAAATAGGTTTGTTATACTTAATCTCTTCTTTAAGCCATTTTTTAATCTTACCAATAATTTGGTTAGATAAATCATCAGGATTATTTCTCATTTAATCACTCCAACCCATAACTAAAAAATCAATATCTTCAAAGTTTTCTGCTTTTTTACTAGGAATATAATCAGCTAAAGCCGAATGACTTCTGCCACCAAACCAAGCACCACCTACATTACTAGTTTTCATAGGTTTCCAACCATGCTTTGCCATTACTTTTTGAAATTTCTCAATAATTTCCAAATCTTTTTTAGTATATTTACTCATTATTTTTCCCTTTCGATAACAAATTAAAATGATTAAATTTTTTCTTAGATACTCTTGGTTCAGACCAAGACATTTGATTAGCATCTAAAAAATGTGACCAACCTAAAGCATCAAACAAATGTTTATTATCAAGACCAAAATCTTTATAACCCTCAAGAATAGAATGAAAGTACCCTCTTGATGGTGGTTGGGTATTTGTTCTGTTCATTTGGTATGTCATAATACCATTGACCATAATCTTCTTATAAAGGTTAGGAACACCCTCATAAAAGTCTAATGCCTCTTCACACTCTTTAGTAATTTCCCACAAGCCTACAGGCAACAAATCGTTAGCACTCCTGCTAGGTTCGATATCAGCGACATGCCTAAAGACAAGTCGCCAATATGGAATATACATAGCACCAAGTTGCCTAGCATCAGGACAACGCACTGCCATTTGCGATAGATTAAGGTTTGAACCATAAGCCAAATAAAGTTTAGCCATATTAGTTAAAGTCCTTAATAATTTGATTGTAAGAATTACTTCTCATTCTATCGTTCATCTGTAATTCCTGCCTATGCATAGGAACATTATTAAATCCATGCACATAGAAATTAGATTGTTTTAGCTTACGAACAGATTGTCTATCCTTTCGTAATTTATTGTTAACTCGCATATTTTCTCCATTAATAAATATTATTACTTATACATATATAACTTTATAATATATATGTCAATACATTTATTTAATAAAAATGAACTATGGTTCACATTAACGGAACAGGATTGCCTGTCCAGCAGCCGAACAATTATTCGGTGCTGCGAAACTGGATCTGGATCTGGTGTCTAAATATTTTTTTGGGGGTCTGTTTTTTAGATCCCAAGTTCTTTGGTTGCAATACACCGAACAATACATACGATTAGGTCGTCTAGCATCAGTAATAACAGTATCGCAACCATGTCTTTTACATATTCTGTTTGGATATAACATTAGGCTCTTGGTGTTCGGTTAATTTTTTCCCAACGAACTTTACCTTTTAGTTTTTGTTCAGCATCTTCTTCACCATTAGCATCAATAAAAATTTGAATTGGTTTCTCTTCAAACTGATCTATCCAAAGTTTAAAGTAATGTCTTTTCATATACTTTGATACATCACGAGATTTTTGTGTTATGCCACCTTTATAATTTTTTCTATTCTCCATTACGGCATCTCCCATCTGTAGAATATATGATTGTTAATCCGAACAGTTTTAGTGAAAGCATTACTCCAATATGGTTTCACATAGTAAGCATGATAATGGGTTGCACCTTCGGTTAAATCTATAATGATAGAGTCATTTAAAATAGCATCTGATATTTCTTCAGCCCAATAGTATGCATCATCATCAGTAATATGTTCAAGTTTGCCATCACAGTAGAAGCTGAAAGCACATTTATTCCGAACAATTATTTGGTCATTCCAAGTGTACCGAAGTCCGTCAGTTACTACATCACACACCGAATCAGGAAATCTATGATCCGAAACCCGATTCATTATAACTTGTGCAACGGCAATTTGTCCGACAGTTGATTCTCCTCTTGCCTCAAAGTATATGGCATGAGCCATACACACGAGAGCCGTTGCCGTTTCAAGTATCATTTTTTGACCTCACATATAACATTCGTTTTACTTGAGCAAGAGTAAGATTAAACTTGTCAGCTACTATTTGAGCAGAGAAAATAGAATCGCCTTTCTGTTTCTTTTGTTTCTTACCTTTATCGTAAAAGTCTTGAATTTCTTTAACAAAGTCATAATTAAATTTTGTCATGTTCTCTCCTTCATTTTAAATTGATTGACATATTTTACACACTCTAACCAAACACCCTGAAACATTGAGTCCGAAATACCATAACTCTTTAATGCTTTTGCCATGATTTTAGTTGCCGTGTCTGTCCATACAATCGCATTAGCCATAGCATACTTCCAAGCACCGACCTCTCTATCAATACGATCAAAATCAGAGCCTTGTTGAGTTCCGATTATATGACCGATCTCATGCAATGCCGAAACATAATACCCTGTGTTTTTTGTTGGTCTTATGCAAATAATACGATCTCTACGATTTGCATAATAATTTGGTTTTTTATCAGTTAATGGTTGGAATTTCACCGATATGTTATGTTTGCCACATAACTCTTGGATATGCAAAGCCATATCAATTCTTTTCGTTAATTTACTTGTCATTTTTCCCCTCCAAAGATTTAAATTTCATTACAACATTTTTTAACAAATTTTCTAAAAATTTTTTTATTTGTTGTTCTTTTAACTTTTTATTTTTCAATGTTTTCTCCCTAGTAATTAATGTTTATTTGTGAGTGTCCTATAAATTTAGTAGCAACATTCTTCGGAAGAGTTCTACTTTTAATATAAATAACTAACCTATAAAAAGAGTCAAAACAACTCACGAGGGAATTAGTTATAAAGACATTTACAGTTAAGACACACCCACTTGCCTTCAAGGAATTTTACTCTTCACCCTCTATCTCTGCCTCTCGTAAAGCCTTATAATGTTCCATCTCCTGGTGAACAAATATCTCTTTACGGATTAAATCCAATTGCTGAACAAGAGGAATATCTAATTCATTATTCAATAACTCTCTAAATTTAGTTATCAAAACATTCTCATCAATACTACTGATAGAATTAAAATAATCGTGAACCATCTCATCAGTCACTTGATTAAGTTGATTAGTATTGTCTAAAGAATTTCCCATTTAACACCTCAAAAAAAATTAACCTTATATATATAGAGGAACAATGTTGCCTAGTCAATACTTTTCTAAAAAATAATTAAATTTGACAAAAGATAAAATATGTGAATAATAAAATATGTCACATACATGATAGGAATTTGTGTAACAAAAAAGTCCTTGATGACTTTTAAAAATGAAAGAGCCCTAATTTTTTAGGGCTCTTTTTATATATTATCTCGTGCTGTTTGTGCCTCATACTCTCCTCTACTCATAACACCAGACATAGTACCGAGCCACTTCCGACCACCAGTTGTTGTAAAACTATATTTATTAATTTTTGCTTCCAGTAATAAATCACGAACAATTCCATCAACAACACGCTGAGATAAGTTATGAAGAGCTTCTGGGCTATCAGCATCTGACATTCTATTAAGTATGCCATCTGCACTTCCCTGCTGACATAGAGCTCGACCTTCTCTTTCACACCGAGCAACCCACTCATACAATGCAGTTTTCCTAACATCTTTATGTGTTGTCATGTTCAATTGTTCTATTTCATCAGTCCGATCTACCAGCAGTCCTGTATATGTATCACGAACAAATCTTCGGATTGTACGATTTGCCTGGCCATTTGACTTAACAACAGCACCATTAAAACACCGATTACGCTGATAATCTATATTCAGTTCTGTACACTGACGTTTAGCAGATGACTCATCAAGTTGCCATAAAGTAAAGGCACACCGAACACCATCAACGAGTGCTGATGTACCTCTGATAAGGTTTCTAGCTTGTTCTGGTGTTGATACAACCATGTCATCTTTTATCTTTGTCATGTGATGACACATCATTACCGAAGCACCAGTTTCTGATCCGATCTGTGATAATAATCCAGTTAAAGCTGCACCTGCTGCTGGATCAGCGTTGACATCAGCGTGGACAAAGGAAGCTAATGGGTCAAACACTATGAGCTTCAGGTTACTAATTTGTAAGATTTGTTCGTATATGCGTTCAAACTCTTGTGAAGTTGTATAATCCCCATGAATGTTTTGCATGATTGGAAACACACCACCGAAGTTCGGTAACGATACAACACGAATCTCATGCTCATAATGAAAGCGTTTGTTATCAGGGTCAAGGCGTTCAATACGCCTATGCATCTCGCCTTCATCATCTTCTGCCGTAAAGATAACAACATTACCGAACTCCTGAACAAGACCACCGAATGCATTTTGATTTGACACCCCTGAAGCAACCTTCATTCCCAAGTCCAGTGTCAACATACCTTTACCTGCATCTCCTGAAGCACTTAATATAATCGGAACACTTAAAGGAAAAGTACCATCAACTAAGAACTTTTGTTCAGGAGCTTTGCCAGAAAACCTGGATATTAATAAACTGTCGTCCAATAAATTTATGTTTTGCTTTACATTTTTACTAGCACCGATAAGGAAATTATCAATGTCAAAGTTCTCGGCTATGGCATCTGCTGCATCCCAACCCTCTGGTTTACCTCGTGGTGGTGTGAGCATAGTAACTGACCTTGCTCCAGCATTTAAAGAAAGCTCTTGCACAAGCTCGGCAACTCGTTTACCTGCCGTATCATTATCTTGCCACAACGTAACATTCTTGCCTTGCAATGGAGAGAAATCATACTGTGTCGCTGACTTCTTAGTAAGCATACCTGCACCACCCATTGTACAAGTCGCTGTATAGCCTTTGTCATTCAAAGCGTCAGCACACTTCTCGCCTTCAACCCAGATAACTTTATCAGAGGCTACAATATTTGGTATATTGTATAGAGGTCGTACATCTGGCATACGAGGATATGGGTGATTGTTTGTAAACTGTCTAAACTCTTTCTTTGCTTTGCCATGTGAGTCTAGTACAGGGTTTCCTGCACCATCACGAACAAGATATTTACGCACCAAACAGATGGTATTACTATCAGAATTTAAATATTTATACTCAGCATCATACGGAGTTTTATGATCAATTTGTGGTTTAACTGGATTCTCTGGGGGATTATCACGAACAAAAGTTCGAGTTTCATCTATGTAATCAGCGAACATATCTTTGATTTCAGGAAGTCGTAACCCTTGACCTTCCATTAATATCTTAACGATACCACCAACACCGACACCACCATCAAAGTCCTGACCCTTCATAAAGTATGGGCTTCTTGGATCTATGTCTATCTTTAATGATTTACCTTGTTCGCCATGCAGAGAACCTAATGTAAATTCATTGTTCCGAACCTTACCTTGTGGAAAAGTTCTTTTTAATATGTCAACTTGTACTTGTCTTGGAACTTTATCACTAATTAAATCAACAAGTTCTCGTGCCGACATGTTCTTTTTATTACTATCAAACGGCAATACTCTCATTTTGTAACTCCCAACATTTTTTCCTAAACTCACATCTCTTACACATATAGTAATCTGAATTAACAGCTATACGTGGTAGTATTTCATTATGTTTCACAGCATTTAGAATGTCCACTGCTTTATCACTTATTTGCTGTGCCAACATACTATTGAACGGAACAAGCTCAAAGTATATCTCACATGTATTTTTGTTTACCACTGTAAACAACGCAGGGTTATTTAAATTCATGTATGCCTGGTATAATGCTACTTGTGCTGCATACACTGGATTAACTTCGGCAACCCCTTTCCGAACATATTCATTAAAACTCTTATCGTTTGCTGACTTACATTCCCACAATGCAGGATAAGCCATATCAACAGGACCATCACATATCACACCATCTATGTGGCCTTTAATCTGATCATCAGCTATTGAGAACCCATATTGTTTTCCATTCTTATCCGTGCTTCTTAAATCAAACCCTGCATTATATATCCAACCATGAGCCATATCTTCTATAACATGACCAAATTCAAAGATACGCAATACCTTTGGGCTAAATGGATTTTCTTGATCAGGTTTCTCACCCATATAACGATATTGAATTTTACGAGAACAAGGATCACCAAGAGAAGAAGCTCCGAGATACTTGCGTTTTTCTTTTTTTACTTCTTTTTTATCAATGCTACCATCAATAATCTCTAAGATTTTTTTACAAGTTTCATTTTTTAAGTGTGTATTTGAGCCAGATGGCTGCCAAATAAGTTTCGTTAAACTCATTCTCTAAATCTCCTATTTCTTCTTTACAAAGCATGATAAACATTAATATCTTCTCTTGATCTAACTCTGATAGTCTTGTGTTCCAGCCAAATCTTCCGAACAATTCTCCTATTCTTTTTAGTGAATCGTCAGATTGTTTTCCTCGTGGATCTGCCAATCATTAATCTCCTGTTCGTTAAAGAAAGACAACATAAACAACTCATCTCCCTTATGTGACACCATAGCCCAGCCACCATTGACTGTTCCTTTAACTTTATCCATCATGTTTTGGATAACTTCAGAAACGCTGCCAATTAAAAATTCTTCTTCATCTAAATAGTGGTGGATACAAGGTTCAATGAGAGTAAAAAAATTCATTTTACAATCACCTTTGTCTGTCTGTACAAGCATTTCAACTTCAATTAAAGGATTCATTTTCGACCAACTTCTTTTATCATTTTGTCGAGATACCATCTTGCTTTTTTTAAATCCTCAACTCTATCTTCATGTTTATACCTATATCTCCAAATATATTTCAATACTACCCCTTGCAAATAATATTGATAACCCTCTGACGTTGCAGATTTTATAGCATCAATACACTCTATTTCGTCTTTTGTATAGTGTTCAGGGTGATTTACGTTATCTTTTGCCATCTGTTTTCTTTATATTATTAATAATTTCATCAACTTTTGATTTATTCCACAAGTAATTTAAGTAACACGTTGCCTTATATTTCGTCCAAGAAAAATCAAAACCTGATATCTCTATGCCGTGAACACTTAACATTTGTTTTTGTTTATCACTAATTCTTTCATTCAACCATCTCTTGCCTTTCTTAGCACTATTTGTATCTTCAATCTCTCTTAGAAAATCATCAGCAGATGCTATTGCTTGTGTTTTAGTACCGATACTTATAGCTCTTAATCTTCCACCAGAACTCTTAACAAGTCCACAAGACAAATCATCTATATCAACAACCATAGCAAAACCATTAAACCCTGTAGCCGATATACATTTACCTGTACCGAATATGTCAGTCCAACGGAATGGTGATCTATCAAGCAGATCAACCTCGGTCATGCTAAATTCTTCTAACTCTGTGTTGCCATCTTTACCAAATTCGTGACCACATATAGGACACTCACGAACACTCAAAGGAACTATCGAATCACAGTTAGGACAAGTTTTTTCTGGAGCTTGTCCAATTCTACTTGATTCAGAACCTAATAAATTAACATCATCTTCTAATGAACCATAAGTTAAAACAGAAGTTCCGAAATCTAAAACAATACAATCTGTTTTAACAACACCAGGGTATTCATTCTGATCAATTGTTCGTAATCCACGACCTATCATTTGAACCATAGTAGATTTAAATGAACAAGGTCGTGTTAAAATAACACAAGATACTTGAGGTGAGTCAAACCCTTCTGTTAAAACAGACACGTTGACTACGACCTCTGTATCCCCACTCGACAAATCTTCCAAAATTTCCCTTCTCTCAGTTTTGTCTGTGTTACCTGTAACTATTTTTGCTATAACTCCTTTATTAACAAACTCTTCACATAAATCTTCGGCATGAGCTACTGTCGAACAAAACACAACTGTTTTTCTGCCTGCTGCTTTATTCAACCACTCTTCAACAACTCTTTCATTGATAGCCCTCTTATTCATAATACGAGCCACTTCGTCCATATCAAAATCTTTGACAGTTCTTCTGACGTTTTGTAACTCTGCACTTACACCGACATCTATAACATACGTTTTAGGTGGAACTAAAAACCCCTCACGGACAAGTGTCGCTATTTCTATCTGGTGCGAACAATTTGTAAAAACGCTGCGTAATCCTTTTTTATCACCTCTATTTGGTGTCGCAGTAAAACCGACAATATCAACATTGCCATTAATATTTTTTGCATGATTAATAATTTTAAGATAAGTATCGGCAACAACATGATGACTTTCATCAACAATAACCATATCCATTGGTTTCATGTTATTTAAATTACTATCACGAGATAAAGTTTGCACCATAGAGAATACGGCATTACCAGACCAATCTTTTGCTTCTGCATTTACAATACTTGTTGATATGTTTGGATTGATTCTTTCAAACTTATTTATATTTTGACTAACTAATTCATCTCTATGCTGCAGGACTAAAACATTCTTTCTATCATTAAACAGTTGACCGATTAAAGATGACAACATAATAGTTTTTCCTGCACCTGTTGGTGCAACAACCACTGTATTTTTATGCTCATTTAAAGCATCAATCGCTGACTGAACTGCAACTTCTTGGTATGGTCTTAATAACATATTTTCCTTAAATTATCTAAAATTACAGGGGTACAATCATACACGAGCATATCATTGTACCCCTCTGTAAGTCCTTAAAACGAGGCGTTTTTTATCAAAGACTTCACAAATTGTGCTTTTGATACAGGGAAACCAACTTCTTCCTCAAAATCCTTTTTCTTAGAACAAAATTCTTCATGCTCTATTTCTGTAAAGGTTATGTTCACTGAGTGAGGTGTTCTGGCTCTCTTCTTTATTGCTTGTCGCCTTGCATATTCTCTAGCAGACAAGTCTGGGCTAAGTTCAATATCATCTTCTTGCATTACTTCGCCCAATCTGGCACATTACCACCTTGTTGATTTGATTGATCAACTGATGGTTGTTGCGTTGGTGATTGTTGACCAGCAATAAAACCAGAATCAGCAGGAGTTAATGGAACAATCAATTTGTTACGATCTGCATATCCATTTGTTCCTTTTTCAATACCGATTTTAATACACAACTCCATACCATTTAAATCTTCAATGCTATTAAGGTTTCTAAGTTGTTGTGCATTAGGTGAAGTATCATCAGGTTTAATATTACGAGCACTTTCAATAATAGAACGCATAGTCCTCATGCCAATTTCTTTTGCTATTGGTTGATTACGTTCACTCATTTTGTCACCATCAACAAAAAGTCTATGCCACACTTTACGACCATTAAAGTTGCCACCAACAATAGTAAAAACTAATGGCATCCATTTAGCACGACCACCACCTTGTGATGCTTTAAAGAAATTACCTCTACCAAATTCAGTAATTTCAATATCGCCACCTTCTAGTTGTAAAGTTGCTCTAGCTACAGTGTTAGTTGGAATTAATTCAAATTCCCCTGATGTAGTATCAGGTGTTACGTCATTAAAATTTAAAGTCATTATTTATCTCCATCTTTTAAACTAAAATCTAAATTTCTTTCTTCTAAAGGTTTGTTACCAGACATCTTAGCAAGTAACTTTCCTAAGTTAGGTTCTTCAATTAATGAAAGCCTACCAGATCTATCCTTTGCAGGATAATTCCACTCATTTAAAGTATGACAAACAAATGCCCTATATGGTGGAGTTTCGTCTGTACCAGGCATAATAGCCATTGTGATAACTTCATCAACAATTCCTGGTAACTCTCGCCCTGTCTTAGAACCTTCAATTTGAAGATCATAATTAGAACGACCATAATCATCAGTTTTCTTATCAAGAATACCGACAAAAATAACATTTTTATCACGAATGTGTTGCAGGTGTGTTAACCAAGACATCATCTCTCGACCCTGCATACCATAAGCAGAACGAGTATCAAGACGACCATTTGCCGTTTTACATTCAGCTTGACCTTGACACCATTGGAAACACAGACGACCAGCAACAGTAATACTGTCAACAAAAATTGAATCATATTTCGTCAACATCTCTGAAGGATTACCATACTCCTGACAAACTCTTTCATAATGACTAGCAGAATATACTTGATCTTCATTAATTGCAGGATTAGCACCACCAAGATAACACGCAAAATCTCGGCATTCTTCCCAAGTTCTAGGGCGAATAACATCAATTGGCCACCCTTGAATAGCAGAATCTCCTGCCTCTAAATCCATAAACAAAGTAGATTTAGAATCTAAAGTACGGACAAGAGTTGTCTTACCCACACCACTCGCACCACAAACAACTATTTTGTGACCACGTTTTTCTTTCAGCCTTGCATCAGCCGTTATAATATTAAAAACCATTACACCACCTCTTCAAAAGTTACTTTCATACCTTGCAAACTTACAGTTCTAAACTCTTTTAACTTCTCCTGTACCTCTGGTACGGCATTAGCAAATTTTGCTTCTGGAACTGTAACACTTACTTTAGCATAATGAGATGCTTCTTCTGGTGAAATACTTCCTAAAAAAAGTCTAAGACCGATTTGATCCCAATCAACTTTTTTACGCATTTCAATTTTTACTTTATAATTATTCTCAATAAGAGTAGCAGTACCAAAGTCCTTACCATCTTTTTGAAGTAAATTTTTAGCTGACTCACCATATCTTAACTCTAAAGATTTGTTAAAGTCCTCTAATTCTTTTTTAGCATTTTCGTAATTGCTAACTAAAGTTTCTTTATGCTTAGCCAAACTTTCTGCGATAGAAGCCACTGCTGACATAAATCCTCCTCTTTTGTTAAAAGTTATCTTTTAAAGATATGGGATTTATACGGAAATATCAAGTGTTTTTTTTAGAAATTTTTATATTTATATTATATATGGCTTTCATTAATTTCTTTTTTATAACAAAATCAGTGGTTTGAACACCTTTAGCATCTTCAACAATTTTTTCCCTAGATCCATCTTCGTTAATTTTTATGTAAGTATAGTCAGCAATGTATCGACAAATTTTTTCATCATTAATCATAATGTTAAAAGATACTTGTCTTTCTAAATCTTCAATAACTCCTGCTTTTTCCATAGATACGAGTTGACCATATCGTTCAGCCTCCCATTTGGAATCAAATTTAAATCCCATAAATTGAGTTTTTTTGGCATTATATTTATTATACTTCCCATAACGTACCATATATGGTATGACTTTCTTATTATTATTTATTAAAGGCACAACTTATGGCTTCTACTGAAAAATGGAAAAGCGTAAGTGTTAGCATAGACACTTACCATAAACTTATAAAAATAGCAAAAGATGAAGATAGGAAGGTTGGTCAACAAATTTCTAATCTTGTTAAAAAAGAATATGATACACGATACGGTAATTTAGGAATTGGCTCTACGAAGCCAACCCTTTAAAAAAACTTGTAGTTTTGGTTTTTTTTCAGCAAGAGTTTTATAAAAGTTAGATTGCACTTCTCTTATTGGATTAAGAAGATTAGCATTTAAATTAATATCGTTGATAGCACCAAGAGATTTTTTACCTAGAACACCATCAACTGACAATGTATCATCATTAGTTACAGCATTACATGCACGTTGTACAAGTTTGTGTGCTTGACGTGGACCCATATTAACACACATATCAAATATTTTTGTTGCAACATCTGAATTTTCAATCATGTCATAGCCGTACTTTTCCCAGAACTCTGTTTTATATATTTCTTTTGCCTGTTCTGGTGTCATGGCTTTGATATCATCAGCATCTATGTCACCATCTCCATCAACATCTAAATCTATTCCTGTAGATTGTTTTACAAATCGTAAAGAAATACCATAATTGGTTGCACCACCTGGATCATTAGCGTGATCAACATAACCACCTTCATGTTCTAATACTTTTTCTACGGCTGATTCAAAATTTGACATTATATAACTCCTGATTCTGTTAACGCCCTTGTATTCGGATTTGGCACTATAATTGGATTAGCTCTAAAATTAGGTTGTGTTATATCTAATTGACCTAAACCAGATTGTGATAAGGGTGGCGTTGATTGTTGTTCAATTTTATTAAATTGTCTATCTAATTCTTGTCCAGTATTTCTTACTTGTTCAGCTACGGCTTGTGCTGTTAGTTGTCTACCTGATCCCAAAGTTCTTGCTGTTAAGTCAACAGAGTTATTAATTGCATTTAAGACAGCATTAGCTCTTTCGTTTGGTGTTCCTACTGCTCTATTAGCAAAATATTTTAATGTTCCAGGGTTTGCAAATAATCGTGCTGTTGTTTTAAAACGTAAATTAGGTCGCCATTTTGATATTGGGTGAGCAGCAAATGTTGCTGAATAAATGCTACCTTCTTTACCAAGATCGCCTAAATATTCTAAATCTTTTGCAAATGTATCTAATAGATTATAAGAATCATCACCTAAAATTCTCCTTAAAGCACCAGGGTTGCTATATTGTTTCATGGCATTTGTTAATGCTTTTGCTGATGTTGGTGATGAAAAAATATCTTCATCAACACTTTGCAACAATTTATGAATTACAGACTCTTGTATTTCTTTATAAGTTTCTGGACTTCCTTTAAAAAATTTTTGTAGTTTATCTATTTCGGAGGTTGTAATATTGGGTCTTGTTATATAGCCTATTGCAGTTTGTGTATCTATGTCACCTTGATTAAATTCTTTAACAGCTTGAATATTTCTTGCATCATTAAATTCTTTTGATGCATTCGCTAAATCTTCCATGCTTTGAATAATATTTTTATTAGGGCTTTGCTTAATAATGTTATCAAGTGTCTCTCTAGGTAATGTTTTAAAACCTACTTGACCTATGGTGTCAGCTAATTTTTTTACTTCCGTCCAATTTTTACCAAACAATACTTTTCCTGTTGTACCTAAACCATGAATTTTATTTCTAAAAGCTAAACCATTAAACTTGTTTGGGTTCATTAAATCAATACTAGTATCAGACATGGCTTTGTCGAGATAAGAACGTGCAAGTTGTGAACGAACAACTTCTGGATTATCTGTTGCTTGAAGAACAGCTTTTAGTCTTTCAGGTGCATTTTTCCAAACAATTTTTGATACAAATTGATCAGCTTGAAAACGATTATCGTTTAAAGCCTCTCTAATACTACGCATTACACCAAACTTTTGTAGATCATCATATTTTTTTAAACCATCTCTATAAAAAATATTTGCTTTATCTCTTTGTTTTATAATCCGTTGAAATGCAACACGTTTATCTTTAGGCACATTAACTAAATTTCCAATATTTGCATTATCTATAAGCTCATCAAAAGTGTCTCTAAACCTGTACAATTGTTCAGTTGTAAAAGATGATAAATTTTCTTTAAACAAAGTTTCATTTACTATTCTTCTCTGATTAACGAGTTGTGTGAAAGATGCTAAGTCGCCACCATTAACTTGTTTTAATTGATTAATACCAGTAATAATTTTTTTCAAATCGCCATCTAAAAGACCAAGTGAACCAACATCTTCTTTTAACTTTGAAATCATACCATCTAATGTGTTTGTAGGTATAACTTTAGCTCTACTTGCAGACGTGCCACCAATTTCTAATGCACTTAATGCTTCATCAATACCATTATATCTTTTGTTGACCACTGTTTGAAAGTTATCAAACGAGTTAACAATTGCATCTAATGTAGAAGTATTAATGTCAAAACCCTCATCAATAGATTTTTCTATAAAATCAATACTATCCTTTACAGATTTCATAGCTGAATTTTGTGCTTCAATTATTGTGCGATCTAATTCATTATATCGACTAGCTGCAACATCCCCAAATGATTCTCCAGCTTTTTCTAAATTAGCTTTATTTTTTAAAAATGCATCTTTTTTTTGTAGAGATAAAGCTAAGTTATTCATTACTCTTGTATCGTCTTTAACAGCACCTTCAGCAAATTTTTGTGCGTAACCAACTGAAGTTGGTGCACCTAATCTTTCAAGACTAGGCATAAATCCTTCGTCAACAAGTCGTTTACCTCTAGTAGGATCTATGGCACTTCCTTGTGCTAATCTACGCCCAGCACCTCCTATAATAGCTTTCCCAGCCCTAAATGCTCCAACAGTTAATAAATCAACTGTACCTGCTAATGCACCTTCTAATGCAACATCTTTTGCTACATCTTTAATTTCTTGTTTTTGTACGCCAAGAAGACCTTCAATACTCTCCTCAACAGTTTGACCTACCATCGCACCTACTGCAGCACCTCCTGCACTTGTAAAAACTCCAGGTGCACCGAGAATACCACCAATAACTGCACCTGCAGTTTCAGGAACAATACCAGCAAAGTCTGCTACATCTCTCATTGACACAGATTTTTCATCAAGAATAACATTTTTTTCTAAAGGGGTCATACCAGTTTTTGCTTGACCCTCTGGTGTTAAAGCAAGACGACCCATAGAATCTTTAGTATAACCTGTTGCACCAACTTTTTTTGCAAGAATAGCTTCTTTATCTTCAACTGATTCACCAAATGACACTAATGCTCTTATTGATGCAGGTGCTCCAGTTTCATAATCAAAATTAATATCTTCTTGCTCTCCTCTTTCTCCTATTAAATCACTAAAAGACCCAACATTCATTTGTCCAGATTTTTGTGTTTGTTGAGATAATAATAATTTATAGGCTTTTGCAACTTTTTCAAAATCTTCTGTGCCTTTTTTGTCTTGATTTTTAACAATCCAATTTGCATAATTTTCTAAATTACTCATATTCCAAGAACCTTATTAGCTTCTGATATAATAGTTGCTTCTTCCTCACTACCCTCTTGTTTTGTGTTGTAAAATCCAGAACTTACTAAATAATTTTGAACTTTTGGGTTAGAAAATCCTGATATTGTTGTTAGGGCTTGTTGTACTTCTCTTGTTTTTTCTCCAATTATTTTTGTATAAAGTGCATTCATTTTCTCTTCAAGTATTGCTATGTCTGCTTCTGTATAGGTTACATTTCCAACTATGTCTTTAACAAGTTCTCTATCACTATCAGATAAGGTTTTTCCTTTTTCACCTAATATTGCAGCAGCTTGTTGTGCAGAAAGTCTTTGTAAAAAAACATTTAATCGTTTTATAGGACTTGGATCTTCAGAAAGTGGTACTCCAAGATTTCTTGATAATTGTATTATAGCAGACCCAACTTGATCTGGAACTTCAAGGCCACTACCTTTAACTTCTGTCATAACATTAGCAATTTTTTGAAACATGTTTATAGTGCTTTGCAACTGACCTCTTCTACTGTCAATTTCTGCTAAAGCACCACTTTCACCTACTAAAATAGGCTTATCACCACTTTCTGGATTTACTGGCACACGATAATCATGTTTAAAGTCAGATTGAGGAAATAAAGTTAAATCTTGCACTGTAGTTAAATATTTATCTTTTATCTCTGGTGGTTTTAAAAGTTCTGCAGTCATTTCTGCATAATCCTCTGGTTGAACAATTACAAAATCATCTCTATTTTTTTCAGTAAATTCATTTAATTCATATAAATTAAAAGGTATTATTTTACCTTTGCCTTGTACAATAGCCTCTGCAATACCAACAGGACCTCCTTTTAAACCTTCTCTAGGTATGACGAGATAATTTGATCTATTCATCATTTCTTTTTGAATTGCTTTACGTTCAGTTTCATCAGCTTGAGTTTGACGTATAGCGTATTCACCTGCTTTAGCTTCTGAAACTTTTGCATTAGCAATTGCTTTTTCTATGGCTGGTAGTGCAGCTTCACCTGCCTTACCAGTTTCTGATAACATTTTCGCTACATTAAAACCTTTTCCTGCTTTATTTTGCATTAAAGCTAATCCAAAAGCTAACGCTGCTTGTTTCATATCAGGTTTATCTGATAGACCTGTTGCTTTATAAAATTCATTTTTATAATCTTCTATAGTTTTTTCATCAGTTTCATCAGTTGAAAATGAATCTAAAGCACTTTTTAAAGCATCATCTATCGCAGTTTTATTAACATTTTGATCAGGCTCTTTCTTAGTTTTGTCAGGACCTTCTAAACCTTCAAAATTTGGTCCTACTGGTGTTTCTTTACTAGGTTTTTCTAAATTAACAATAGCATCAGTTATATTTTCAATATCAGTATCAGCATCAGTTTCAGCTTCTAACTGTTCTTCAATTCCTCCACCTTTGTACTCTGGTCTTCCAGATAAATCTATTTTAGTTGATTCAGGATAATCACTGCCAAAAGGTATTGGTGGTAAATTATATATATTTTTTATAACTTGAGCAGGTATTTCAACTCCTTCTGCTACTACATCAAGAGGTTCTGTAAGAACATAACCAAGTCCTTTTAAAAGTTGTTGACCAAATGTTTTTGATTTATCTGGGAATAATGCTTGACCAAGAGCACCACTTAAACCTTTGCCAGGTCCAACAAATCTAGGCTCATAAGATGGTAGTGGATAATCTTGTGTTGGTGGCATTGTTAGACCAAGAACACCTTGTGGACTTAAAGCGTTTAAAAGATTATTTTTTGTATCAGAATCCATTATGCACTAACTCCTGCGTTTCTTAAAGATGTGTAAGCACCAACACCTGAAAGAAACGGATTAGGACTTGGGTCTACTGTTGACTTAAATGTACTTGCTACATCCATGCTTGGCATACCTGTTAAAAATCCTTGACCTAATTGCAATCTTGTAAAAGGCTCCATTACACCCTGTAAATAATTTTGTCGTTGTGTATCTAAAATATTTTGTTGATATCTTTGACCAAAACCACCTAAATCCATTAACATCCCTAAATCAGCACGACCAAGTTCAGATCCTAATCGACTTAAATCACCTGCTCCTCTACCTAATTGACCATAAGTTAAACCAACATTACCTAACGTACTACCTAAACCACCAAGTAATTTGGAACCTGTTTGCATGTTAGTCATAGCTTGTTGAAATCCACCAGATCGCAGTCCACCTAATTTTGTTGCTTTTGTATCAGCAATGTTTTTTGCTAATTGTGCTCGTGCTATTTCACCTCTTCCTGCATCCTTTGTACCTGAACGCATTAACCTATCTTCAAGAGCTTTACTTTGATTAATCGCCTCTCTATCAATGTCTGCTTCTGTAGCACTAACAACATCTTGCAAGTAAGGGTCCATATAAGGTTTATAACCAGTTCTAGGGTCAGTTAAAGATCCTGCAGCACCACCTATTAAAGATGTTGCACCTCCTAAAGCACTTGAACCTAAACCAATTTGACCTAACCCTTGTTGTAAAGATGGTAAAAAAGATCCAAACATTTGTGGAGCATACGCTAAACCCATTTGTTGCAGTGGGTCCATTCCAGCAATTCTGTTTTCTGGTAAATCAAGGGGTTTATCTAAAAGTCCAGGAGAGGTTTGTGCTTCCCCATCAAAAGTTCCGTAAAGACTTTGTAACATACGTTTTTGCAAACCCTCCAAAAAAGGAGGTAATCTCTGAATAGATTCTACTGTTTGAACTGCCATTATGCCATCTCCTCTAAATTACCCATCATATCATAAGCTCTTTGTATGCCTAATTTTTGATTACCATTACCTAATCCTTTTACAGCATCTTTTGTTAATACAAATTCACCTGCTGTTAACATAGCTGGTACATCATCTTTTGTACCAGAACCCTCTGATGGCATGATACCACCATCACGTCTAGGAAAAGCCATAATACCACCTTGATTAGCATAATTTATACCACCAATTTGACCACCTGGTCCACCAAATCCAAAAGGTCTTCTTTCAAAACCTGTTCTTTCATCTTCTTCTTCATCAAATAAACTTGATGCTAATTGTGCTACAAGACCTGCAGCAATGCCTTCACCCATTTGTGTATTTAACAAACCACCTAACATTGTATCTTGACCAAAACCTAATTTATTAGCTAAATTTGCAGAAAAAGTCATATCTGATGGCTCTATTTCTTCTGGTACAAATGATTTTTTTCTATAATTTCTTGATCCTAATGTTTGTTCACTTGGAACAGTTGTTCGGACTTCTTGTTGCTGCATTCCAGGAGACATATTTTGTAAAGCTGTGCCACCAAGACCACCAACCAATGCTGAACGTAAAGCGTCTTTTGGTTTTTGTCCACTAAGTAACCCTAATCCACCACTTACTAAAGCATTTGAAATTATTGGGTTTATAGTTTTCCCACCAAACAAAGCACCTAAACCTTTACCTGCTGTAGGTCCAAGTAAAAAACTTGATGCTAATGGCAATGCTACACTTTTTAACAGTTTACTTATTGACATAAAAACCTCTTATATTATATTACTCTACTTCCATGTAACTTGCAACAACATGTAAACGATCTGCTGTTGCTGCTTGTACTTTTAATATTTCATTCTCTTTTACAACAAATGTTCGGCTTAATAATTCTTTTGAACTCACAGCACCCACCGACTCTAATTTATATATACTAAACACAGCCGTTGCTGCATCTGTAATTGACACTGTTATTGTGTCTTGACTACTAGAATCATTAGACACTAATATCGAACTAACAACAGCAGTCGTAGCATTAGGACACGTATATAGTGTCGTTAAATTTGTTGTTGTCAAGTCAACTTTTGAATTTTTATAAGTTATTTTCATTTTAAAAAAAAGCTAATTGATTGTGATTCTTCCAATGTTGTAAATGATCGTTCTTGTTGTATAAATAATTCTATGGCTCTTAACAAATCTAACATATACTGTCTATCTATATTTTCTGGTGGTTCTGGCAAACGTGGTGGTATTAAACCTGTAGTCATTATTGCCTCCCATCAGGTCTAATATTTATACGTGGCGAACCTAACTTAAATTTAGAACCCAAAGCACTAGAGTCTATTCTAAATGCAAAAGAACGACCTCTAGCACGTAAATGCAATTGATTTGTAAACTGTTCTACAGGTGTCGTTGATGTTCGTGTTGCTATTCCACTCGCTGTTTCATTAAAATTAGAGCCAGGAAAGTTACGTGTTTTAACACTAAAAGTAGCTTGTGGAGAACTAAGATTAGTTGAGCCATCAAATGTAATATCTGGGATTACTTTACTAATTAAACTAAATTTATCACCATCTCCTATATCCATAGGTGCTGACTCTATAAAAGAAGTCATGGCAGACCCATCATCATCATATCCGTTTTCATGGTCATATAAATAACTAGAACCTGCAGCAATTGGAAATGATCGAACTCCTCTATCTATCCAAGCTGTTCTTGCTAATGAACCATAATACCATATTTTTTGTTTATAATTGTAAATAACATATTTATCTATATCACCTGTTCCTTCATTAGCTAATGAGTTGCCGTCAGAAGGATAAAACCATATAACTTCACCAAACTCAGAATTAACTCCTGCAAACACTTTATCTTGCTGTGAACGATTAAAATCATTAAATATTTTATCTTTTACAGAACATGGTAATTGTTGTGTGCCACCAGCATATACATAAAAATTATCATTACCCATCCAGAACACAAAATCTTCTGTAGCAACGGCAGCGTTAGGACTCATAATAGTGACATTAGATGATATCTCTGCAATACCATAATATAAATCAGGACCAATATATCGCACAGAATGTAATGATCTATCTGTCCAAACTAATATCTCACGTTTTGTTTTTAAGGCTTGAACAAATGTTGAGCCAGATCCAATGCGTAATGTACCAGCACTTGTTTCATTTGAAACTGTCCATAATTCTGGTTTATCTGCATTTGAAAATCGTATTAACAATGGGTCTTGTGTGCTTGTTCCGTAAGTATTTGTGCCAAATGCAAACACATGAAATTGATCACTAACAAGAATTTGTTTTGCAACTGTTGGTGTGTTTTCTGCTCCAGACAACGTGCTTATATTAACACATCTTGTGGATAAGCCATTGGTTTTATCCCAATAAAAAACAGCACCATCTCTTGGGTTTATAATTAAATCTTCATTAAAATTGTCATGTGACCATAATCGTATTTGAGCCGTTGTTCCTATAGATGCTGAAGCACCCCAACCTGTTGTGCCACTGATTGAGCTTGATGTAATGCTGTCACCCATGCCAGTGTGATTATGACAGTAATAATATAAGGTATCAGGTGGTACTTCTGCTATGGCATCACCTGTCAGATGATTAGTGGAGGCTATATTTGTTTCTATTTGAATAGCTCGTGTTGTTGCTGCAGCAAAATTGGTCACATAATCTGATTCGCTAACAACTGCACCATCTATAAAGTATGTTACACCTGTGTTATAAGAAGACCCACTACCATGTGTGCCATGATTTGTGGTGCTAAATTTTAAGGGATGCGAATCAACGGAACTATCATTTAAGTTAAAATAATAAACATTACCACGACTAAATGTTAACGCAGGAGATCGTGACCCATCTAAATAATATTCGTTCCCTGAACCAGGGTCTTGCACGGTTACAACATAAGTTGTTGTAGCACCAAGTGTAGAATCTGCTGTGCCACTCCAAGGTCCAGCACCCCACCCAGTTCCACCAACGGCAGAATCCAAACCAGCACTTAACTGATAAGCAGCGTCTGTTGCACTACCACCATTGCCAGTGTCTGAACTATTTGCTGTTACACTGACTGTTATTGTATAATTACTAGCATCAACAACAGATACTATTTTATGTTCAGCATTTAATATTGCTGCCGTCACCAAACCACCTAGACTCACGGCACTGCTGAATGTAACAAAGTCATTGACACTTGCACCATGATTAGTTTCTGTCACCGTTACTGTACTAGAGCCATTTGTTCCTGCAAATGTTGTAGAGTTTGTTGTTGATGTTCTCAACGGTGTTACATCATTAAAATTACCACCTTCTTCAATGTAGTATTTTAAATGAGTACCAACACCTAAAAGGTCAGAATTATCTAATGCTAACCAATTATGTAATCCTCTTGCTGTGCCTAAGTAAGTGCTTGATGTATGTTTCGCCCAACCACCAATTTTTTCTGGATATCCAAAAGCAAAACGTATTTTATCACCGTCTAACCAACCACCTTCATTACTATAAGAAGTTACTTCTCTGTTAACACCTGGTCTAAATTGTAATTTTGTTAACGGCATTATGTATCTTCTCCACTATAAAAATCGCTAAAGGTAATTGCACCAGAAGTGGGAACATCAGCGTTAATATCCGTTAGCCGACTAATAGAACCACTTTTAGTGCTTATGTGTAAATCATACAAGATACACTGATTAAATGTATCCATAGTAATAGTAATAACATCATCAGTTACAACAACAATCGAAGCTCTTAAAGCTGAACTGTTACCAATAGTGGTTTCTGACAAGTTACCTGAATCTGCACCAGAAACAGTTAATTTTCCTTGACTATCAAACTCATTAGCCCAAACATAATATGTTCCAGCTTTAGCAAAAGTGACAGTTAATACTGGTGCGTGTCCACTGTTACTATCTATTCGACAAGACAGTATTCCAGACAACGAAGATGGAACTGGTGTTTTACTAGATACACTAGCACTAGGACTTGTATTGTTAAATAAATACCCATTACTTTGTGAATGATAACGGCTATCAGCAACTGCTGTAGCTGTTGATAGATCTCCGTAATTATATCTTACACCACCATAACCTATGTAACCAAATCCTGAGTCTGAAACACTTGTTATAGCATCAACAAGTGTTTTTTCGGTGGGTACGTTAGATCCACCTCTGTACAAAGTTGACATAGAAATAGAACCACTCATGCCAAACTCTGTGCGTATCTCTGACATGCTTATTGCTCCACTACCTTGTAAAGCCATAGTAATTACCTATCTTTTTTTAAATAATCAACTTCTGTTTTTAATTCTTTTATCGCTTCAATTAACAAAGGCACAAGTTTTTCATATTGTACAGTTAGATACCTATTGTCAAAAGGAGCTTCTTTCACAACTTCTGGACAAACTTCTCGAACTTCTTGTGCTGAAACGCCAACTTGGTTTGTATTTCCGAACAATTGTTCGTTTAATTGTTTTGCTTTATCGTTCCAAGTAAAAGTATATCCAGTAAGATTCATAACCTTATCTAAGGCTGAATCTATCTTACCATTTAAAGTTTTAAGACGTTCATCTGAAGCAAACGCTGTAATATCACCTGTTACTGTCAAGGCTCCTGCTGACGATAATGCCATAGTTTCGGCTGCAGTTGCACTAGACGCTGTTTTAAAACTTAGTTTGGTTGCATTGCTTGATGAACTAAAATCACCTTCGGATATAGCTTCAATTCCTGCAGCCACCAGTATAGCATCTGTTCCTGTTCCTTCATCTGGTGCTTGAAAGTCTATTACGCCAAGTTTGTCACTAGCTGCAATATCTGTCTCACCAGTTTG